TGGAGAGCCGTCCCTCCACCTGGGTAAGAATCCCCGGCAGGAACTTCACTCCGATGTACCGAGCCAGGACGCTCCGTGCCTGCCGCTGAACCTCATCGGCGATCTGGATCACCGTGGGGGTCTTGGTCAGGACGTTGGTCATGTCCGTAGTCAGGCCGTGTCGGCACCGAAGGAACGGAGGCTTGTCTTCCAGAATCGTAAGACCCTTCACCGCAGCTTGGTTCTGTTCGACAGCATCAAGCTGGCGGCCAAGTTGGGAAGCTCCAACGAGCATGGTGCCCGTCCAAGGAGTCGCCACATCAAAGTTGGGTGACGCCCGGTTCCCGATCATCATCGCAGCGAGGTACGGACCTTCTACGAGGTACTCTCGGGTTAGCCCAAGAGCGTTGGTCACAGGAACCAACAAAGTGTCTGGATACACGATTCGGAAACGGGTGCTCGAAAGCTGCTGGGCGATAGCTGCCGCATCGCCAACGTCGTTGCCAGCACCAAGTCCAACAATCGCTGTTCGCTCCTGGCGATAACGAATGGAGGACTGCACGTCGATGTGCTTGGAGAGGTACATGAACAACTCGGTCGAATCCCCACGAAGAGGAACGATGGTGTTCAGAGACACCTGACCGGCCATCTTGCCTTCCAGATCATCAATCGCTTCTGTGTACTCGGTAAGAGTCGCTCGGGTGGCACCCCCTTCTCGGGGAACCTGCTTCACACCGACCACCACCGAACCATTGAGAATGGCGAGGTAAGCGGCCATCGAAACCGGGTTCTCTGGAGAGATTGCACCGTAGTTCTTCTCCACCGTGGACATCTTGGTGAACAAGCTGGCGTTGTAGTCCTGCTTCGTGAAGACATACGAGGTGTAGTAGACATCACCGATTTCCGGCTCTTCTCCACCACGCTCGAAGGTTTCCACGATGCCTGTGTCGCCTGACTCCACCCCATAGGTGTTCGCAACCACCAACTCCAAGCCGTTGAGAGCCCGGTGAGGGATGTTGGAATCCGTGGTGAACGTCGTAGAGACATCGATCAGGAATGTGGCGCTTGCAGTCGGGTAAGAAAGCCCGCCCTCACGCTCCAAGACAGTGAACGTCAATCCAGTCACGTTGTCTCGGTACGTCTGACCGACAATGCCGTCCTGACCGAGCCCATCAGCAGACAGGATCGAAGAGTTGCTGCTACCAGAGCCAGCAGACTTGCTGGAGGTGACAACGAAGCCAGAGATGGCAGCCTCACCGACCGATCCTGCCCCATCTTCAACACCAATCCCGGTGCCCTGTCGGAGAGCATCTGCCGAAGTAGCGTTCTCAAACTCAACGGAGCTTGAGACGCCAACCGACCGACTCTGGACGAACAGGTACTCGGAACCAGCGGCGTCCGTTGCGACACCAGCGATACCTTCGACAGTAAAGCCGTCTGATCCCACGCTGTCGGCGGCCCAGTCGAAGAACCAGTCTGCCGCTGCGGTTTGTGCGTTGTTCATCAACGCCGAGGCAACCTCACCCGCCTGTACGGCAGTGGAGAGTGCTTCATCTCCATCATCGAAACCGAGATCGCTATTAGCGTTGCCGTCCTCGATGGTGATGCGACTGTTGCTCTCGGAAGTAGCACTGGTCAGTCGGAAGCCGATACCTTCTCGGCGGATCACGTTATCGGTGATGACGTTGGTCATGGAGGAACCAAAGGGTTCTCCACTCACACCTGCCAAAGCCGTAGCAATCTGACCCATGACCGATGCTGCAAAGGCAGCAGCGTCCGCATCTGCGGTTGCATAGAGAGGCGTTGCCGTCCCCGTTGCCGAAGATGAAAAGACAACCTCTACGGGGTAGCCATCCATCACGAACGAGAATGTATCGTTCTGGGCCTTGGTCCCGGTGCCGTCGTAGAACACGACCACGATCTCACCTTCGGTGTCGGCATGGAGACTTCCGTCATCCTGACCGTCCGAAGTGGCGAGCGTCGTACTCAAAGTTGCGGGTTTGACCACCGCACCCGAAGTTGCCGTGCCGGAATCTCCATAAGAGATACCGAAGTTGGTGTTGCCGGAAGCGGAGTTCACTTCCAAGCTACACTGTGACAGGGCGTTGTCTGCATCCATCGAACCGCTGCCATCTCCCGGCTGGATACGGTTACGGAGGATCAAGCGGTCGTGAAGCAGCTTCGTCCCACCTGCCGCAACCGGGGAAACCCGAGAAGCGACCGCACCATGAAGAACATGAAGACCATCGGCGTAGACGGCTGCTGGAAGAAGATCGATACCCGCCAAGTAAGCAAAGTTCTGATGGTCAGTTGCACCACCGACCGTAGCGTCGAGGAAGTAGAAAGCCCCGCCGTCTGCATCCATAGGTGCTCGACGGAAAGTGAACTTCAACCGACCACTGGAATCCGCCGAAACTTGCACATTTGGTAGATCAGTTGTGGCATTGAACGATGCGCTCAAGTCGATCTTGGTCTGAAGAGCAGTCGCAAGAGTCGCTGGTGAGTTGTACTGGTCGGTATCAATCGTGAAGCTGTCACTGGCAGTGGTCGCACCGCCGCCAGTCAACTGTCCTACATAGCCAATCGTAAGAACTTCGTGTCCATCATCGCCGCCGATGTCGAACGAACCATTCATCGCTGACTGCGCCATGTACGCTGGAAGCGTGGCTGGGTTGACGAGATACATCACGTCATTCTCTTGAGGCGCTCCCGTCCAAGCTGCCACGGTAGCGGTCTGGGAAGCTCCGTCGTAGGCAGTGATCTCCCGTGTCTCCAGAGTCAATCCACCCGTGTTGTCTTCGGCAAGAGTGATCTCCCAACCGACGTAGTAGGAATCGATGACAGATGCAGCGGCATCCAGAATAACCTCGGTCGCTGCTGCTGCGGTTTGGTCACCGAGAGCAAAAGTGCGTCCGTGGCTGCCTTCGTTGATACGGGTAACAACGTGGGCCAGAGTCTTGGAAGATACGTCTGGATCAACAGCACCTTCGATGTCGATACCATCCACCGCAATCGAGAACTCGTTTTCATCATCATCCAGAGTCCACGATGCGCTACCAGCGGCTCCTGCGTCGTAGGTGACCTCGCCACCGAGAAGCGTTGCACAGGCACCGAGACCGGCACCAGTGGGGTTAGCCAAGTCTGCCGAGTTTGATTGTAGATCGACTGTGATACGGAGCTTATCCGAAGCATCATTGATGAAGTAGTACGGATCTGCCCCTCCCACAGTGAACTTGGCCGGGGTTGCATTGGTATCCGCAAAGGTCACCGTGATGGACTCTTGGAGAGGGCCACTGAAGTTCGTATGGTCCACGCTCTCGAACCGAAGGTCGGGAGTGTACTCGGAACCGCTGGGGAACTGGACGGTGATTCCGTCGAGGCCAGCGCCCTTGGTGGACACGTCAAAGGAAGCCCCGTACAGCGAAGCGCCACCAGAGTCGGTGATCGTGTAGGTGCCTGTACCCGATGGTCCTGTGGTGTCACAGGCCAACGTGTACTCCATGTCGGTCAGGCTGTTGTAGTAGAAAGTAGCGTAGACAGTCGCACCAACCGGCACGGCGCTCTTGAGCGTGATGGTGGATTCACTGGAATCCACCGCAATCACCTCAACCTCACCACGGTCGATAGCGTCTTGGACGCCGTAGCCCCAATACGCCTGGACCAGATCGGGTCGGTTGGTAGGTAGATCGATTCGACTGTTGCTCACGGTCTGGAACAAGCTGGAGCCCAGAGGGCTGTTCCGGCCATTCCCTGTCGTGGGCTGACTCATCAACTGGAACTGGGTGGTGCTTGTGACCGCAGGGACAACGCTGGTGTCCGTGACGGAACTGCACACGGCCATGTAGATCTTGTCATCGATGAGCGTGGCAGCAATCTGCTTCTCACCGAACAACTCGGCACCAGAGGTGCTGGAACCCGAAGAGACCAGGGAGGCAGTACCCCAAAGGATCGTGTCATCCTTCAAGACGAAATCAGTGCCGTCGATGTAGTCGTTACGATCCGGTGTGATGCCACACTTGGTAACAGACGTGATGCCAATGTTGGCGAGGTAGTCGTAGGTGTTCTGCCAAGTGTTGAAATAGTACGTGGCGGTAACAGTCGCACCTGCGGCGGGGGCGGCAGGGAGCGTAACGATTCGATTGGAGCCATCCACCGAAGAGGGGATGACCTGTACTCCATTCACCTTGACGGTGACGTGGGCTGGGTCGGTCGTTGTGACCCCGCCATTTGACCCATCAACGATAGGGCCGTTGAAAACGTAGAAGCCTGTGCGGCGTGCCGTGGCCTCGCCCTCGGCGAACCCGAGCGTAGCGTTAGCGGTCCCGGCCCCGATTGCGATGCTCTCATCTGCAACAAGCTGAATGGCTACCTTGCCGTAGTTGTTGACATAGGTAGAAGCAACCAGGGTGCCCCATGCTGCGTTGTTGAGTGCCGTAACGATGTTGGCTGCGGTCTTCTCGCCTGCACTGAAGGTGACTTCGCCTTCGATGCCGTCTACCGTGAGGGTGAGGTAGTCGTTGTTGTCTTCGGCGATGGTGAAGGTTTCCGTGCCACCTGCGGAGATGTCCACGATTCCGCTGGTCCCAAACATCTGGGCATTGTCAGATGTTACTTGGTCAGACAGATCGTCGGTGACGAGGGTGTCGGTTCGATTGAAGAAGTAAGTGCAGCGGACCAACTGGTCTGCCTTCGGGGCCTGGGCCATCTCGATGATGCCATCTTCCCCATTCACTGAAAGGACCACGATGGGTTGACCATCATAGGTCACAGCAACCGCACTACGATCAGTCGTAGTTGATCCTGTGCCGTCCCCAGTCACGATGGGGTAGTGGTTCACTTGAAAGGAAGTGTACTCACCGTCCCAATCGC